TCGTCTTGAGCAAGCTGGTCAAGGATTGCTTGACGCTCGTCAAGATCGACATCGGTGATGCCGTTGGCGTGAGAGAGGCGAGTGAGTGAATCATTATTTTCCATAATTGTAATCTATCAAAATCGTAGAGCTTTGTCAAACTTTTTTTTCATTCTGTTGTAAGTTACTTGTAATTAACGACTTACGAAAAAAAGCCTTGGGCGGCTTTCCCTAAGTCATTGACTTGCAACAACTTAGGAAAAACTAAACTTTTCTCTTGCCCTATAAAGGGATTGTGCAATTAAAAGGCACAATCAGTTAAGCCTCTAAAGATTCCAATTAACGATGCGATGATCATAATTGTTAACAAATCCACTAGGACATTGACCTTTCTAACTCTTGAATTTTATTGTCAATATCAATTTGCACGGCTTGAATTTGACTTGCTTCTTCTTGCTTGCCGAGTCTTAGGGCATTGACTCTTTGAATTGTCAACGCTTGAAGCGTGCTGATTAGTGTATCGATTTTTTCTGTTATTGCTTTGTTCATGCTATTATTATACCATATTGAGGGCGACTTGTCGAGATCAATCTTCAAAGATTGATCGCATGGATGGACTGACTAAGTCCATGTCGTGAAGGTTTTCGTCATTGTCGAAGTCGTCATCTTCTTCGGCTTTATCTTCGGATGAAGCCAATTCAGAAACTTCGTCCTCGACATCTCTTTGAGTTGCTTCGAGCAAACCATGCTCAACAACCAACTCCTCTGCCATAATTTCGGCTTTCATGTCTTGGATGAAGTTAGACAAACCCTTGGAAACAGGTGCATCTTTTGCGTTTTCGATTGCTTGGCGAATGAGATCAATGTTATTCATATTTTAGTATTATGGATTAATTATGTGAGTTTGTCAAACTTATTTTGCAAAAAGTGGATGGATTTTTATATCCTCAAATCGAATCCCAACCTTGCGGTCGGTTCTGTATGGGCGAACCATTGCGATAGTTCCAAGCTTGTCGTGCTTGGTGGCTTGAATAAATTGAAAGACTTTATTATCTCGTGAGATGAGAACATCGCCTTTTTTGAATTTAGTTTTCTTAATCATATGTATTTAATTTAATCTATTTTTTAGCAAATTGCAAGCACAAAATGAATTATTTTTGCAATTCTTTGAATATTTTTCTAAGCTCTTGAACCTTTTCAAGGAGTCCTTTAGTGGTCATTTCTTCGGTCAAGGTTCTGTCAGAATCCTTTTTCTCTGTTTGCATATAATGAAGAAAGTCGATTGCTCCCTCCATTTGTGCGAGCTTGATTCCGAAGTCGAGTTCTTTTATTAGTGTTTCTTTTGTCTTAATCATATACCTACAAGGTAACACATAAAAAGGGGTTTGTCAAATTTATTCTCACTTACCTTTCAACTATCTTTTTGCACAATTCGACTGCGATTTTCTTGTGAAGTTGGCACGGAATCTGTATCGATTTTGTTGTAAGTCGTTGCCGTTCAACGAGTTACGGAAAACTCCGGAGGGCGGTTTTCCCTAAGTTGTTGATTACTAACGCTTTGCGTTAATCAACTATGATGAGAGGATCGGGCAGTGGAGTATGTGCGACGAACTCGGCAAGTTCAATCTGTGCAATTCTGTCAAGATCTGCTTGAGCTGAGATCACGCACATTTTAGCTGAGGCGGATCCATTTTCTGCATCGTCGTTATTGTCGTCAATGATGGCTTGAAGCCTTCTTTTTTCTTGTAGTAATGTTTCTGTCATATGTATTTAATTTAATCTATTTTTTTGTTTTTGTCAAGCGTGAATGCAAATTATTTCAAGAAATGATTGAATGCACTTTCAAGTTTGCCCTTGTTAAGATTTTCTTTTCTGTCACGAGGTACGAAGTTTGACCAATGATTACCTCCGCCACTTTGTCGCTCTTGTATGTGGTCAATGTTCCAAGCGTTGTCTACATTTTTATTTGTCCAATTAGACCAAGACTTGCCGTCTTCAAGTTGAACATCCAAGAATATTCTGAATTGATCGAGTGAGCATCCAAGACTCTTTTTTCTCACTCCAAGATTTGCAATTGATTGATGAAAGCAGTTTCTTTCCTCTCTGTCTGTTAACATTTTTACTTTTGGATCGTGTGCAATTTTATTTCTTATTCTTTTGTATTTTTCTTTGATGTTTGCAATCTCTTTCTTTTTTGCTTCAATCATCTTTTCTAACTTTTCGATTCCCTCAAGCTCTGCCTTGACTTGTGCTTGCTCTGAGATTTTAAGCATATCTCCGAGATCGAGATCTGTTCCGTTACTCTTTACAGAGTATTTTCCGTGATGTTTATTCCAACCTTCAGATATTTTAACTTTCATATTTATTATTTTTAGCAATTTGATTTATAACTTGTATATTATAGTAATTTTATTTTGTGTCAACCTTATTTTTGCTTACATCCTCGAAAAGATCGATTTTCTTTTCTGTCATAGATTTATACATAAAGAAGAAAGCAGGAATAAAAGTTAAGAGAAGCAAGATATCGTAATTCATAATTTTATTTTGTTATATTAATTTAATGTTATATATACAATGTATCAGAAAATGGAGTAAAGTCAAGCGTTTTTTAAAAAAAAGATTAATTATTTTTACTTTTGTTGTAAGTCGCTGACTACCAAGGAGTTGCGCGAAAAAGCCTTGGGCGGTTTGCCCTAAGTCGTTGATCTTCAGTTACTTAGAAGAAAGAATCGGCGAGCTGTACTTTACGCTTAATTTCTTTGCTATTTCAAGAGCTTGTGCGTGTGTTTTGGCTCCGTCAATTAGCTCGCCATTAAAAGCGACATTAAACCAATTAGCGAAATTCGGGTTTCTGAATACATTTATCATTTTATTATTTAAGCAAATTTTTGTTATTGTGTCAAACTTATTTTTCCCAAATTTGGTTGATGTAGAAAGTATAATCTTCACCGAAAACCAAATGAGATTGCAACTCACGAACACGCTTGGCGACTTGTCGCCTTACTTCGTGCTTGTCTTTAGCTTGGAAAGTCAAAACATGATTTGTGCTTTCCATTGGAATTTTTGTGTTCGTATTAGTGTTGAAGAAAGGGAGTTTTTCTCCATCAATAGAATGGGCGTGAATGTTTGCGGTGAATGTTTTATTCTTAATCATATATACAATCTAATCTAGTTTTGGTTAAAAGTCAAGTTTTATTTTACTTTTTTTTTCTTATTATTGAAAGACGACATTAAAACGGAATTGATTGAAGCCTTCACTTCGCATGATCTTATCAAGATGCGATTGACTTGATGCCGTGCGAACTCGTGGGCGATCATTGCCGTTTGAGTCGAGTCCTTGATCAAAGATCTTTACTGACCAATGGGTTGACCATTCTTTTATTCTAACTTGTATTTTTTTATTATTCTTAATCATATGTATAATCTAATGGAATTATCTGCAAAAGTCAAACTTTATTTTGATTTATTTTGCTTTATTTGTTGAAATGCTTTTCTAGCTTTTTGTACTGCATTTAATGCGTCAAGGATTGTCATGCCTTGCGTGATTGTACCTTGCCAATCGGCAGAATTTGACTCACGGGCTAAGTGGTTCAAGTTGCCTTCAGCTTCAGCCAATGCCAAGCCAAGGTCGAGATCCAAATTTAATTCTTGTTTTATTTCTTCGACTTTATTATTCTTAATCATATATACAATCTATCAGACAAAACGGCAAAAGTCAAGTATTATTTTACTTTTTTTTAACTTTTTTTTCATTTTGTTGTAAGTTGTTGTATATCAATGAGTTACGCAAAAAAGCCTAGGGCGATTTGCCCTAAGTCGTTGATCCTGTGTTACTTAGAACACAAGAGGATCGGGCAATGAATTAGGCGATGCGAACCAATCGGATGAGTCAATCACTTGCCCGTTTAGTACAGGCTCGAATTTGAATTGACAGACATCTGCATTTGCTATGCCGTTTACGCGTTCGCGTGTGGTTGGAGTGTTCCATCCCGCAAGCGACCATCTAACCAAGCCGTCAGCGTCACGCTTAACAATTGCGTTGCCATGTAGCCAAACGGTGTTGCCGTCTGTGGTGGTGTTGCCAACTGTCTTGGCTTCGCCGCGTTCAAATGCTTGTTTAATTTGTTGTGTTACTTTTCGCATGATTCTTTTATTGTTGTTATGATTCCTATTATGACAGACAGAATGATTATGTCAAGCATTATTTTAAGCTGTCTCTTAATTCGCTCAACTCTTTTGTGACTTCAGCGTATGCCTTGCGTGCTTGCTGTAATGCGTGCAACGCATCAAGTACGGCTTCCCCTTGTGTAAAGGTTGCCATCTCAGCCTGAGCAAGAAACTTTAAGTTTCCTTCTGCTTTGGACATTGCAAGCCCGACTTTGAGAGTTGGATATTTATTTTCTAATGTGTTTGTCATATGTATACAATCTAATCTATTTAATGCGTTGTGTCAAACTTTATTTATATTATTTCTGTCGAATCAACAAACGAGTTTATTAACTCGACATTTAAAACATTCCAATTGACGAAAGATTCTTCAGCCTTCGAGAGTATCAATTGATCATCAACAACCCTGTCAATGCTAGCAGTTGCACGCATACGCTCGCTAACTATACGGCTAGGATCATCCTTTAAGGATGCTGTGACTTTTAAAACTAAGTTGTGGAATTTTATTATTTTATTCATATCTTTATTTAATTAACTTTATATATACAATGTATCACATGAATTAACAAAAGTCAAATTTATTTGCAATTATTTTCACTATACAAACGATTGATAAACAACGACTTACAGAAACACGCAAAAAAAAGTTTAAAAAAGTTTATATTTATTAGATATATTATACCCCCCTACCCCCATGTTACCCTACCCATTAAATGAATTCATTTTTTAATTGCTTTGTGCAATAGACGCCGGGGGTGCCTTTTTTCAATATGAAATACAACCTAATAAATTATAACATATTGCTTGGGTCAAAAAAAATCCGACCACTATATAAAAATAACTTAAATAAGTGTATACTATAATAGTAAAATGGCTCGAAAACGTAAACAACCCGAGATAACGGATGAGAACGAGATTGACAAAATCGCTTCATCAATCCACAAACGCAATATCAAGCTAAAAAAAATAAGCCTAACAGAAAAGCAGCTAGCTTTATTAAAAATAATATTTGATAAAGAATCCAGTATCATATTCATAAGTGGACCTGCTGGAACAAGTAAAACATATGTAGCAATATATGGGGCATTACAATTATATAATATGAATAATGATCGCGGCATCACATATGTCCGCACAATCGCCGAGAGTGGCGAAAAAAGCCTTGGCGCACTACCTGGAGAAATGGCAGAGAAAATCAATCCATATATGATGCCTATGAATGAAAAGTTGGACGAACTTTTGATTCCTGGTCAAGCCAGTCTCATAAAAGAGAAGAATATCGTCAAGGGAATGCCTGTTAATTATCTTCGCGGCGCCAGTTGGATGAACGAAATCGTAATCGCGGATGAATCGCAGAATTTCACATTCAAAGAACTTACCACACTCATGACCCGACTTGGTCGCGGCAGTAAATTAATTATTTGTGGTGATCCAATGCAAAGTGATATCAATGGAAAGAGTGGCTTTGCAGACATGTACTCTCTTTTTAATGACGATCAAAGTAAAGAAAAAGGCATACATACATTTCATTTTGGACCAGAAGATATTAAAAGAAGTGAAATACTAAAATATGTAATAAGTAAAATACAAAAGAAAGTGTAAATTATAACATGAGTTATTTATCAAACTTTTCTTTGTTGGACGCATATTTATCTGCGCGGGGTGTTGGATGGCTCGATCCTTCTGATCCAGTAACAATTGGAATGGATGGTAATTATGTTAAAATGATATACAATAAATCTGTTCGCGGAAATCCATTTAGAGTAAGAACTCGTGTATACGAAGGGTTTAGCAATGGGGTGCGCAACTCAATTAATCCTGTACATGGAAATAATTGCACAATTAATGATTATACAAATAATAAAAATCAACAATTAAAATATTTATCTTTAAACGGAAACTGTTATCTTGCTTCAAATTGGGATTTTAGTTATGAAAATAATACAGTATATTGCGTTTTTCGTATTGCAGCTAATGGGGCAAATCATCCTAATGATTCAATTATTGCTCACGCAAATGATTGGCAATATTGCGCCTTGCATCCGGCGCAGAGACAAGGCGCAGCTGGCGATTTTCGTGGAAGTATGCAATATTTGACTAACTCTGGCTCTCTCTTACAAGCGTATCATAATAAAATGAGTTATGTAAAAACTAGTCAAGGATTTATTAATCCAACAGTTGGTTGGCATTTATTGAAAGTTAAGTTCTTTAATGGCGATATTTTTTATTCTGTAGACGATGGAGCAGAAACAATTTCAACAGTTGATTATCTTAATCCAGATTCTATGGATTGGTTAAGTACTGCAACATATACCACAAATACTAATATAATGCACAACAAAATTAGGTACCGGGCAAAAAGAAGTGTTCCCGCTAATGTTGAGCCAAATTTAAATAATTCTTATTATTGGGGACAATCTCTTATGCTTATTGGATCTAATCGTGGAACAGTAAAATATTTAAAAATGGATTGCGGTGAATTGATTTGTATTCCAACCAGTGCAGACGATCAAATTTCAAATTATTTAATAAATAAATGGGACATTGAACGAGCATAATTATGATTTTGATTATAGAATCTTGCTTAACAGAACCCCCTAGTGAAGTAACATGTTTTCGCGATGTTACATTGTTTGCTAAATTATTTGTTTTTGAAGATGTTCTTGTTGAATGTCAACCTGGAACTCGCGCAATATATTGGAATTGGTTAAAATCTAATGGTGCGCATGATTTTGTTTCGCAAATGATTCTAGATACCGAAAATCAATCTGGGCATAAACTAAAAACGACCCGTGATGCAAATTACACCACGGATCGTATAAATTATTCTAATATGAATGAAATCCTGACTTGGATCAGGAGTCTTCGCTACTAGCCTCTTCGTCAGCTTCTTCAGAATCGTCTTCGACGTCTTCTGTTTCGGCAGGAGGATTCAATAGATCTTCGATTTGATCATCATCCATTTTTTCAACCTCTGTGCGCGCTTGTTCAAGCACTTTATTTTGAACCAACTGCAGAACAGCATTCATAGATATCAAGGACAATGCCTCAGATAAATTCACTCGTGCAAGAATTTGATTTGCTAATGCAACCACAGCTTCTTCTTGCTTAGGATCGACGTTTTCGTTTGTTTCAGATGTATTATTTTCCGTTGTCATATGTATATATTATAAGTTATTATTGAAAATTAAAGTATTTTTGCGGCGAATTATATTTTTGTTTGTTCATTGGTAAATTATTTTCTTGAAGCGTAGCGTCTATTACTATAGATTGAAATATTAATTGTTGTTCTAATTTTTGTATTTCCCTTTTTTGATCATATATTAATTCCCGTTGATCCCACGCGAACCACCCCAAATAAAATATCAATAATAGCAAACTAACAATACTTAAAGGCTGATTCACATTATATTATATAGTGTGTGTTGTAATATTCTATAAATTGTTTTGCAATAGAATATATTCAATAATATATGTATTATACAATAATAAAATGCAGAGAGTTTCTGCAGAAATATTTTATTTAATTAGAAATAGTGTATGTATATATCTCATGACCAAAATTAATGACCTGCCAGATTTACCCGCGAATAACTTTGACCCCACGCAAGATTTAATCATTATTCAAAAGCCTAATGGAGCAACATACAAAATGCTCGCGGCAACTGCTTTATCATCGATAGCTCAAGGCGAAGTTCAAACACAAACTAAAACAACTACTATAGCAGGAGGCAACTTTGGAAAAATAATCTTTAGCTACAGTAATCTATTGTCGTTAAATAGTTCGGTGTTAGTGAATGTCACTAGTAGTAAGCACGATGGAACATTTTCTCTAACAAAATCTGCAGGAATCAGCAGTTTCAATAATTACGGAATACCAAGCACCACAAACGATGTTCATTTATTATCTGGAACAATGAGTGGAAGCCGAGCAACAAAATTAACTGCAACAATCAAAATTTATGATGATGTTATAGAAATTTCAAATATGAAATCTTTGTATGCTGCGTCGGGTCGACAAAGAGGCTGGCAACTAGACTACAACTCTTCCACTATATCCGCAACATTGCAGGCTAATATAAAAGCTTAATTAAATCTTAGTACCTTTTTTACTTTTTATTCTTTTAATTTCTTCTTCTAGTATTTTAAATACTTTATCTTGTTGATCTTCCATCATTAATTCTGCTGGAGTTGATCCATTTAATCGGGCATTTTCTGTTTTTAGCCAACGAGTTGATTGATATGAATTTAAATTTTTACTAAGCGTTTCTAGAATTCTCTTGTGTGACATTAATATATATTACACAAAAACTATTTTTTTTCATATTGAGGGTGTATATATAGCTATGGGACCGATATTGAATACAATCATTGGAGCGGGAATAAAACTAGGCTGCAACCTGCTTAACTCCTGGCTCGAACAAAAAAGGCAAGATCAATTAGCTCTTGCTGCAAGAGACGAAAAAATGCTGCACGCGTTAATCGAAAGTCAAGAGAAGAATGCAAGCGATTCATTTGTTAAGGTTACAAGAAGAATACTGTTTATGACCATTACTTTTACTATGTGTTTTTTGATGATTTATTACGCCATGAATCCTCATATAACTTACAATTTAATTGTTCCAAAAGGGGACGGAGCTAAATGGGGCTTCTTTTCTTGGATCCTGGGAGGCAAAGATTGGGAAATGGTGCAAATGACTGGGGGCTTAATGCTTGCATCATTTATGGATTTATGTTTCATGGTTGTAGGTTTTTACGCCATACCCAGCAAAAAAAGATGAGTAAAATATTATTTATATTATCTTTATTTTTTATTTTGTCGTGCTCAATAAATAAGCCAATAAACAATAAGTTAAATCCAGTCCCAGTACAATCAAAACAATTTCAGCAAGTAGACGTCAATCAAGACTCGATGATCTCGATTGAAGAATATTCAGAATCTCAAATTAATGCATATGAAACACAGGCTCCTATAAAATGGTTCTTGTTTATAGTATTTCTTGTTTTTGCGATTTCTGTAGGGCTATCATTTTTTACAAAAAGAACATGAATTTAGGTTTAGATATTATAACCGTGTTAACTGGGGTTGTTTCTGCAGCAACCGCAGTATTGGGTGTTTGGCTAAAAGTTAAATACGATGAAAAAAAACATAAACAATTAAATTATGATCCGCAATTACATAGCAATGTGATCACAGCGTTAGAATACATAAAGCAAGAAACTGAAGCTGATAGAGTTTCGATTTTAGAATTTCATAATGGAGAGCATTATTTCTCAGGAAGAAGTCAGCAAAAAATGAGCTGCACATACGAAGTTGTTGATGAGGGTATAAGCGTAGAAGCTCATTCTCTTCAAAATATTCGTATATCTAATTTCCACGGATTAGTAAAATGCATATCTCAAGAAAAAACGTTTGCATGTAAGGACATTTCTCTTTACTCAGAGGATATTGCATTTCGATCATTTCTACAATCTAAAGGCGTAAAAAGCCTCTTCGCTCGACCAATTAAAACTCTAAATGGAAAAATTATAGGAGTAATATGTTTGGAATATGTAAAAGATCAAAGAATGTGGAGTTCTGAAGCTGAAGAGTTCACAAAAAAGCAGGCTAGAGTAATAAGCGGTTATTTGATATAATTTTTTTTTAAGCTATAATATGTTATTATGGCTTTTTCTTATTGTCCTCATTGTGGTTTTAAAAATATGTATTCTTTGCAGGCGCCGAAATTTTGCGGTGGATGCGGAGAAGGTTTAAGCATATTATCAGCAGCAAAACAAACGTCCGCTAATGTTAGCAACCCTAAACCAGCTTCTAGAAAATTAGGATCTACTCCCAGGCGCAGCCGACCTATTGCTGTCGAAGATTTTGATCCTGACGGCGTTGATATTTTTGAAGTTCCTAATATATCAAATTTTTCCTACAGCATTGAGCAGGACAGCAACAAGATGAATCTAAAGGATCTCATTCCCTTGGATGAATTAGAAAATTTCCAAGAAGAAGCTCCAAAACCTAAGAAGCGTGGCAGACCAAGAAAGTCCTAAATTTAGATACGAAGATAAGTCTGACGAAATTGATTTAGAGGTCAGAAAAAGACGCGGAAAATGGTTCTTAGATTCGTTGGCTTGGTTTGATTTCGAAGACGTAGAGCAAATCATAAAGGCTCACATTCATAAAAAATGGGATCAGTGGGATCAGTCTAGATCGCTAAAGCCATGGATTAACAAAATTATAACCAATCAAATGAAAAATATTTTGCGTAATAATTATAGTAATTTTGTAAGACCCTGTCTTAATTGCCCATTTAATCAATCATGCGCATCTCAAGATTCTGCAACAGGTTCGCTTTGCGGTTTTACAAAAAGCGGTATGCAAGATTCTTCTTGCCCTCTGTATGCAAAATGGGAAAAAACAAAGAAATCTGCATACGGAATTAAAATGGCCTTAGCATTAGAAAATCATGCTCACGAAGTAGGTGTTATGCAAGACGAAAGCTTTAACATGCTTGACGCTCAAGATAAATTAAACCAAGCTATGCAGAAAGAACTCTCTAAAAAACAATATCTTGTTTATGAATTGTTATTTATAAAAAATATAGAAGAGGAAGAGGTAGCCAAAAAAATGGGATACAAAACTTCAGAAAAAGGAAGAAAGGCGGGCTACAAGCAAATAAAAAATTTAAAAAAGATTTTTAAAACTAAAGCTCAGGAAATACTGAAAGAGCAAGATATTATTCCCGTAAAAAAGCCTATACTATGGAATTAACTGAAGATCAAAAGCAGGCAATCGTTGAAAATTGCAAAAACACTACCGACCTAACTCGGTTGACTCAATTAGCTTTTCCTGAGTTAGAAAATATAGATGGTAGAAGTAAGCAGGGCAGGGCAGTAAGAGCTTTTATGCTAGAAAGGGGCATAGATTACGCTACAAAGCATGTTTACCCAAAAGATGAAGTGGAGCTTTCTGATGTGCAAAAAGAATTTATATCAAATTCAACAAATGAAGGTATGAACGCATTGCAGATTGCTACTGTAATATTTCCAGAAATCAGAATTACTAGAAACTCTAAAGAATATTCTTCTGTTTTGAATTATATCGAAAACCAGGATTCTCTAGTTATACACTCCTCTGAAAATGCAGTTAATAAAAGTTATTCTCCACCAAAAGCTGTCAGTAAAATTATAAAAAAAATAAATGATTATTGCCAAAAGGAAATCGAAGAGTCCAAGCTTAGCATTGGCGAAAGAAAATCGATTGAGTCACTTGGTTGTTTTTTATCTTCCCCTCGACTTGTTCAGGTTATAAATAACTATGACAGTATGGAAGATAGAAACTTATTCGAAGCTGAATTTGTTCGAGCAACATGGGATAAGCCTGATTTAAGTAACGATGAAATTAATTTATATATCAATGTATGTATGGATTATATTCACCTAAAAAATATTCAAGGAGCGATAAATAAGCTTAATAGAATGTTTGATGACGCGGAAGATCAGCAGGATTTGACCGTTCGGCTCGCAGAGCTTTTAAAAACCAAGAGCGAAGAATACAACCAATGCGAAAAAAGAATGGAATCTCTGATTCAAAAACTTCAGGGAGACCGCTCAAAAAGAATATCCTCTCAACATAAACAAAACGCTAGTATTCTAGCGCTTGTACAACTTTTTCAAGAGGAAGAGGAGAGAAAAGTAATGATTAAAATTGCAGATATGCAAAAGAAGGCGGCAAAAAAAGAAGCTGACAATATAGAATCTATGCCAGACTGGAAAGCCAGGGTGCTAGGCGTGTCTAAAGACGATATAGTATAGTGGGTATAGCTTTGCATGAAACATATAGAAATAAAAAAAGAATTATTCTTTAATCCTGATCCTGGAAATCCTAATTCTAAGTTTCAGGACTCAAGCGCTTTAGGCTTTGGTTGGCGACCAGGACAAGAACAATATTCTTTAAGTATAAAATCATGCGAAATTAATGGCCTCGGTGTTTCCGAAGGTTTGAAATTATCTTTTTGTAGAAATGTAGAAGTCGAAGACTGTATCATTCACGGTGGATATGAAGATTGTGTTGACATTGTTCGAGGAGAAAATATTTCTTTCAATAATTGCGTTTTTATTGCTCAAAATACAAAACAGCATATTACTGCAAAAGGTGGAGTAAAAAATTTATCTTTTAATAATTGTCTTTTTGTTAATTCTTTTTCTAAGTTTTATGATGGAGCATGTATTGATTTAGGTAATTGGACTGATTACGATGATATTGATCGTCCTATGATGAGAAATGTATTGATAAAAGATTGTAAAATGGAAAAGGTTGGCTTTCGTGTTTTGTATAGAAGATTGTTTTCTGAGACGCCAACTGTAGAAAACTGTCAAGGATTTGGATTGCGAGTACCCCGCTTGTTTGTTAAATTGTTTTGGACCGCACAGCGAAAAGGTTGGCTAGGAACAAGAAGAAAGTTTCCAGAATCTTGGCTCAAAATATACGATTTCGAAAAATGAACGTCTGTAAAATATGTTCAGAGGAATTTACTTCCGAGCGAAGTTTGCATGCGCATTTAAAGACTCATAAAATTATGCTTGCAGAATATTATACAAAATATTATCCTCGATATAATTTATATACTGGTGATCCATTGCCATTTAAAAACAAAGAAGATTATTTTAGTAAAGATTTTTTTGATAGAAATCAATTGCTCAATTGGTGTGAACGAGAAGATTCTGATAAGGTAAAAAAATATATAATTAATTTACTGCAAAAAAGAGTCGCCGCGAAAGACTTAAAAGTTGGGCCTTGTCATTTGGAATTAAAGATAAATAATTTACCAACTGTAGACGTATTTCAAAAGCATTGCGGTTCATATACTGCGGCATGCGAAGCGGCAGGAATTAAGCCAATGTTTGGAGAAAGATTACCAGAAATTTTTAAAGAAAATATAGACCCTAATATAAAAATATTTATAGACACTCGAGAGCAGCAACCTTTAACTTTTCCAAATTCAGAATCTATGAAATTAGAGTTTGGAGATTATGCTGTTGGCGGAGAAGATTACGATTATACTTATGTCGATCGCAAGGGAGAGCAGGACTTCAAGTCCACATTAAGCAAAAACAATCTCGAGAGATTTCAATATGAGTTGCAAAGAACAAAAGATTTTGATAGTTATTTATTTATAGTTGTCGAGAGTGATATGGATCAAATAGAGAAGAACAATAGACGCGGAGCGCACAAATCAAATTTAAAATATATTTACCACAACATGCGAGTACTTAACCATCAGTTTCATGGGCATTGTCAATTTATATTCACTGGCAGTCGCGAGAGGTCAGAGTCTATGATACCTAAATTATTAACACTCGGAAAAAAATTGTGGAATGTTGATCTACAATATTACATAGATAGGAAATTAATATAATGGCTTGGGAAATAGGAAATCAAGTAACTAGAAATTCTGATCCAGATTTTAATAAAAAACTGTTTGAACTAGAAGGGTATTTAGAAGAAGAGGAAGCTAAAATTCTTTTATACAAGTTTTTGCGAGAGAATATAACCTTTACCACGGATCTTATATCTGGCGTAAAACTTTTTCCTTTTCAGCATATGGCTATTAAGGCTATGTTCGAAACAGATTATTTTATGGGAGTTTGGAGTCGGGGAATGAGTAAATCTTTTACCACCGCAATTTATGCATATTTAGAAGCGATAATGAATCAAGGCGTTGAGATTGGAATTCTTTCCAAGTCTTTTCGTCAGGCGAAAATGATTTTCAAAAAGATTGAGGATATCGCCGCTAAGCCTGAAGCTATGTACCTTTCGCAGTGCATAACTCACAAATCTAAAAGTAATGATGAGTGGCTTCTGGAAATTGGAAGTTCTAGAATACGAGCCTTACCCCTTGGCGATGGAGAAAAGCTTCGGGGTTTTCGTTTTCATAGAATCATTATTGATGAGTTTGCTTTGATGCCTGAAAGAATTTACAACGAGGTTATTATACCATTCTTGAGTGTTGTTGGAAATCCAACGCAGCGGGAAGATTTGTATAATGTGGAAACAGAGCTTATACGCCAAGGCAAGATGCAGGAAAAAGATCGTCATATTTGGCCAAACAATAAATTGATAGCTTTGTCCTCTGCCAGTTACAAATTTGAATATATGTATAAAGCTTACGAGCAATTTGAGGAGCTTATTCGGGTCGGCGGAAAAAAAGAATCTGATGCCCATCGAGTTATAATGCAGTTTAGTTATGATTGCGCCCCCAGGCAGTTATACGATCAAAATTTGATCAATCAGGCAAAATCAACTATGAGTCAAAGTCAGTTCGATCGAGAGTTTGGAGCTATTTTTACTGACGATAGTTCTGGTTATTTTAAGACTTCAAAGATGGCAGCTTGTACATTAAAAGATGGAGAGTCTCCGACAACAGAAATTAAGGGCACTCCAGATTCAAAGTATATTCTTGCATTCGACCCGAGTTGGGCAGAAAGCGAAAGTAGTGATGACTTTGCTATGATGGTGATAAAGTTAAACGACGAAAAGAAGACTGGTACTGTGGTTCACAGCTATGCATTGTCTGGCGCAAATTTAAAACAACATATATTTTATTTTTATTATTTATTAAAACATTTTAATATTGTAAGTATTGTTGGCGATTATAATGGTGGAGTACAATTTATGAATGCTGCGAATGAAAGCAGTTTGTTTAAAGAGAATAAAATCAATATAAAGTTTATCAATACAAACTTTGATGATATAGAAAATTATCAACAAAAATTAATAGAAGGCAAGCGCGAATATAATTTAGATAATAATACAATTTGTTATTTGCGAAAACCTACTAGCCAATGGATAAGACGAGCAAACGAATTATTGCAATCTAATTTTGATCACCGCAGAATCGCATTTGCCTCTCGTGCGATTGATGATGAATACAATACCCAGCGAAGGCAAAAGATTCCAATCGATAAAATAAATTTTCTGCGAACATCTTTATCTGGAGAACGACAAACAAAAGAAGCAAAAATGATTGACTTTGTTGAACATCAATTTGATATGATGAATTTAATCAAGACGCAATGTTCTTTGATTCAAATTACAACCTCTTCAGCAGGCACTCAAAATTTTGATTTACCTCCAAGTTTAAAAAGACAAACTGGGCCAGAAAAAGCAAGAAAAGATAGTTATTCTGCATTGGTACTTGGAAATTGGATGATAAAACTTTATTATGATATGATGGATTCTAAAGTAGAAACAGTAACTACCACCTTTACTCCCATGTTTATAAACTAAGTGTATATTTAATTCACATGTCTTTACCGTATAAATACACAGCAAGTTTTGATAATATCATCGTCGCTTCGAGCCAAATAGAGGATTCGAATATTAGCCGCGCTTCTCTTGAGTCGTTGAGGCCTTTAATTCCGTCGAATATAGATTTGGATAAGAATATTGACCTAGTCGGAGTGGCGTTTAACGCCGCTGTTGTAAATAAATTTAATAAAAATGGAGACGGTATCGATAGCGAAACCGCAGTTGCAGTCAAGGATTACTTCGTTCATAAACCAACAAACATTGAGCATGACCGAGATAGAATTGTTGGTCACATTGTTTCTGCTGGATTTTCTCGATACGATAATACTTCAGATTTAATGAGCGACGATCAGGCGCTTATCGAAGAAGGGCCTTACAATATAGCGCTTGCAGCTGTAGTTTACCGCACTGCCAGTAAGGAGTTTGCAGATCTTGTTGAAAGCTCAACAGATGAATCTGGAGATTATTTCAATACTGTCTCTGCAAGTTGGGAGGTTGGCTTTAATGATTATGTTATTGCGGTCGGCGGAGATGACCTGCACGAGTCTTCTTTAATTTCTGATCCACAAGAAATAGAAGCTTACACCCCATATTTAAAATCTTTCGGAGGAAAAGGAACTCTCAAGGATGGAAGAAAAGTTAATCGATTAATTGTTGGCGATATTTATCCACTAGGAATTGGCTTCACTTCTAACCCTGCAGCAGACGTAAAAGGCTTGATTACAAAGGTTGGATCGCCCAAAACGGCAGAATCTAGCAGAAACGAGCCAATTGATAAGATTATTATAAATAATCAAAAAACTTCCCATTCCTCTCAAGAAAATGTACTAAACAAAGAACCTAATAATATAATTATGGATAAAGAAACAATCATCAATGAATTCCGCGCAGCTTTAGACGAAAAGCTTGGCAAACAAGACTTCTCCGAAGAGAGCGTTGCTAGCATTTCTAAAGTTTTCATCGAAGCCATCAGAGAGAAAAGTGAACAATATCTTTCTGACCTCGAGAAAACAAAAGCTGAAAAAGAAGAAGCTGTTCAGGCTCAAAATTCTCTTCAAGAGAAAATGCTTGAAGTCGAAGAGCAACTTAATTCTACTAAAGAACAGCTTACAGCTTTAGAGCAAGAAAATTCTGCTCGCGAAGCAGAAGTTCGCTTCAACTCCCGCATGGAAGCTTTAAGCGAAGTTTATGAACTTGATGATGAAGACCGCAAGATACTTGCCGCAGATCTTTCTGATTTAGACGAAACAGAAGAGGGCTTTGCAAATTATCAAGAAAAACTTTCCAAGGTTTGGAAGCACAAAAACAAAGAAACTATTGCTGCTGAGCAAAAAGCTTTCGAAGACCGCGTAGCTCAAGAAGTTGCTAAACGTCTTGAAACAGCAGAGGCAACAGAAGAAGTTTCCACTGAAACTACTGAAGTGGCTGAAGTGGCTGAAGTCGCTGAAGCTTCACAAACCGAACAAGAAGATTCTTCTGACGAAGTCGAAGAAGCTCTTGACAGCCTTCAAGTTGAAGAGGCTGCAATCATCAACAATAATGAAAGTTCTTCTGAAGGAGAATCTCTTCGCGATCGTTTCGCAAAGACCTTCAAGGAATCAGTTAAAATTTCATACTAACATATAGAAGAAAAAAATTATGGCAAAAAGAATACTACCATACCGTGACTACAGTGAACACGACGTTTTGAATTTGTTCTCTCTTGACACTGGCGCTTACACTATCGCTAACGCGAAGTCTAACGCTGCTGCAGGAAGTGCATTTGATTCAGGGGTTGTGGTCAAAGTAAATCCACTTAAAGGTGAACTGCCCGGTGATATGCCTGGTGGACTTGAGACCTCTGGTGATCTTAGAGATTACTTAGGTGCGAGTCCAACAAGTGCGCACATCGGATACAATGCATACCCCTATAACGGTATGACAGTCGAACCTGCTGGTGCTGGCGACGTAGCCGTAGGAATCACATTACGTGAAACCTTGGCATACGACGAAAATGGAGAAAAACTTCTCTATTATAAACAAAAATTGGACGAAGCTCAAGCAGTTCTTCCCGGTCAAACAGTTCCTGTTTTGACAAGAGGGTTAGTTCTTCTTGATTCTAATGCAGTAACAGGCGATCCTGCTGTCGGCGCACAACTTGAAGTTGCTACTGATGGAACTTTGGTTGCAGATACAGCAGGTGGAAACACTCTTGTTGCTACTGTTTTAGCAAAAAGCGGTTCCGATAAATTCCTCTGCAAAATCAGCTTCTAAGAAAGGAAATTTAAGAAAATGAAAATTACTTTAGACAGAACACCCGAGCAAGTCGAGCTTATCAAAGCTATGGCTTCTAAAAACAGAGACGTCGCTTACGAAGCTCAAACTGCATTGGCTGAATTTATCGGTCCAGTTTTAGCAGAAGTTGTTAATACAGCTCCTACAGTAAGCAACATGTTTACAAGCCTTCAGTTCAACAGCGATGAGAGCCCAAGTATTCCTTTGGATCTTTATCACGACATTACTGACGAAGATTACATCCAAGTTTGGAGTCAATCCGTTCCAGGAGGTCTTCCTACTAACCAAGTCGCTCCTTCACAAAGCGAGCTTAAGTTCACAACTTATACTCTCGATAGTGCATTGAGTTTCGACAAGCGTTACGCTTCTCGTTCAAGACTTGACGTTGTAAGTAAGACATTCACACGCATGGCGCAAGAAATTCTTCTTAAACAAGAAAAAACTTCTGCCAGCATGATCATGACTGCATTGGCTAAAGCAACAACAAACACTGAACAGCACGTTATACGTTCTGCTCAAGCTGGGCGTTTCTTACTTTCCGATCTTAATAAGTTGTTCACCAAGGCCAAAAGAATTAATACTTCTTGGACTGGCGGAACTCCTGCTGATCGTCGTGGACGTGGAATCACAGACATCTTGGTTTCTCCTGAAATCGTAGAAGAAATTCGTGGTTTAGCTTATAACCCAATCAACACAAAAGGAAGTAACACAGATATTGCTGGCACAGACAGCATGCGCGATGCTATCTTCAATAGCGCTGGAATTCCTGAGTTCTATGGCGTATCCATTCAAGAATATAATGAAATGGGTAACGGTCAAAAATGGAATGATGTGTTCAGTTTGTCTGCAGATCCTGCAGGATATGCTGGTAATTATGCTACTTCTGACACAACAAGAAAGTTTGGACGCAATGCTAATGATGATGCTGATGTGGCCGAACAAATCCTTGTTGGTGTTGATCTCAGCCGCGAGTCTATGATTCGCGCAGTCGCTACCGATTCCGAGTCCGGAGACGAGTTTAGTCTTGTATCCGATGACCAATTCGTAACACGTCAATCTAAGATTGGTTACTACGGTTCTCTTGAAGAGGGACGTATGATCATCGACGACCGCGTATTACTTGGTCTGATCGTTTAATTTAAATAGAATTAACGTTTTATAAAAGTCCACCTCAGGCAACTGGGGTGGATTTTTTATTTAAAATCATTATTATATAGTGTATTAAAATACAAAGGAATAAGGTACAATTATGGCAAATAAAAAAACAACTAAAAAAACGAGCAAGGCTACGGCAAAAAAAGCCCCAAAGCTTGAAGAACTCAATCAAACAACTGGTAAGAGCTACGAGGATCAAGTAGCAAAAGCCAAGGAGTTGGAGGAAATTTTGGGTATCGCAAAGATAAACCCTTTTAAAACCAACGATAAAAGAATCTTTAAAGATATGCTTGAAGATATGAATTTAACTGATCTTCAGGCTTTTGCAGTAAAAGTTGGAGTATTTCCCTCTGGAAATAAAACTGTATTAAAGAATAAAATTAAAAGAGCTTTCGACTCCAGTTTACACGGACAAGGAAGCGTTCAAGTTATGGGTCAACCAATCACACTCGATCCAAATAACCCCAAACATAAAGAGGTTATAGACTATCTAAAAGGATAATATATGGCTGGCGATCCAGATGTTGTTTCATTTATAGAGCCTTTACAAAAAGGATCTAATTTATATTTTATTGAATTTCCAGAATCTTTTTTGGAAACTCCTTCAGTCGTTACTGAATTAAATAATGATTTAACATCTGCGATTGTTCCTTATATTGTATCTGGAGTTTCCTCTTCAGGCTTTTATGTTAATTTTGGTAGCGCTTTAAATTTTGACGGATACGAATTAAGCGTTAATGCAGAAGTTACGGGTGTTAGAGATATCGATTCAGATGTTTCTAGTCTTGCGTTTAAAGATGTATCGCTAGACGAAGATGTTTCTAGCCTCGCAGCCCAGAATACTATTGATTCTACAGACGTTTCAAGTTTAGCTGCTAAGGATTTAGATTTAGATGTTGACGTTTCTAGCCTCGCAGCTCAGAATACAGTTGACTCTACTGACATTTCTAGTTTGGCTGCACAGGATACTGAATCGACTACAGACGTTTC